CCACAAATACTGGATGGCAGCAGAACTAGGGTAGGCTGGATACGCCGTGGTGTTCTCCCAAATAGGGATAAATGTAGTACCCACAGCCGATTGATAGCCAAAAATATTAACTGATGACACACCCGGCACGAGGCCACGGGCAACCTGCATGTACCAAGGCGCACTAGATACAGATGAGGTTGATCCGGCTGTAGGAGGATACTGAATAATACTCATGTAGCTTGCGCTCCTGAAATGGTCAACACGCAGCCAGTAGCTGTCGCAAAGCCTTGGATGGAATCGCCGGGGTTAAGAATCTGTGTGCCAGTCCACTGCACTACGCTGTTAGCAGGTATAGGGGTATTGTAAAACAAGGCATTGCCTAACCCGTTGGATACACCTCCTGTATACGAACCATTACCGTTGGCAACCGCAGTCGATCCGTTCTGTACAATAAAAATGTATACCGATATGGAAGATGAAGTCGTATTGCAGATGTCCATATCTTTTAGATAAGTCTGTACAGTCGTCGGCGTAACTTGGTTAGTTGCTTGAGGGTTGTTAGTTGGCGAGATATAGAACGAAATAATATTAGTGACCGTAGCGGGAATAGCCCCCTGAGCCAACCTAGAAGCAACGATGTTTTGGAATTTTGACATTACCCGTTACCTGTACTGATCCATTGAAGGACATTTGCTGACAACGCGTTAGTAATTAACTGTTGAGCATTGCTATCAAGTTGGACATGGTATAGCTTCAACTGATTAATAAAATAGTTTTGCTGCTCTTGGTTATATTCTCTATAAGGAACTTGTAAATTTGGCCCTTTAGAAGGCACTAATACGTTAGTAGTCATTACCTTCTCCCATCTGGGCGTACGTCAAATCGCATCACACCCATCTGCCATGTTACTCCCGTTGCGGTAGACTGTACTTTAAAATTCATCTGGCGACCGCGAATACGAGTATAAATTACGTTCGTAAATTGTTCCACGGGAGTAGTATTAGGTGGTAATGGCGCAGCTTGAGTATTAGACACTGTTGAATCTGCTACGTTGCCAATATCACCGCCTGTTAAATAAGCTGCACCGGGGCTATTTCGTGGGTTTAGTGTCAAATAGATTTGTGGGGTAGCCGCCGTAGAACCTTGGAACGTAAAGTCTGGCAGGAACCTCCACACGTAACCGAAGTGATCACCTCCGTTAATATCAAAGTCAGAAGTCTGTAAATACGTAGTAATCGGGTTAGTGGCCCCGGCTACGTTAGATGACACATCATCAACGCCAATCTCATGGTTCAGTATTTGGTTATAGGTATAACTTTGCACCGCAGCATAAGCTGCATGACTTGCAGCCGTAGTACCATTAACCCCACGAGTACACCCAGTCAGGGACGTAGTAGTAACCCCAGTGTATGAGATTTGCTCTGAGTCAATTAATACTGTACCCGATGATGGGTAAGAGGATGCGTTAAGTAAAGATATAGAAGTTGCTGACGCGTTTATTGCAGCAGACAAATAAGAGTTCTGTACGCTATAAACTGCTAATGGGTATGTCTGTAATGAAGTCTGTAACCAAGCCGTACGATTCATCGTTCCGTAATACCATGTGGAATCTAAATAGTTATAGATAACATAGCTGTCATTGACAAGACTACTTGTTGACGGGTAGAACCACCAGATCTCGTTAAACTGTTCGTTTTGACCGCAAACGATTTGTTCGGCTTGCGATTGGTTAATGTTAGAGAATATATATTTACGAACAGAACAGGGTAACGGCACTACTGTGCCATTATAGAAATAAAACTTATCCGCACCCATCCAATAAGTAGCCCCGTTAACCGAAATCATGGCATTGGAGGAAATGATAGAAATATTGTCCATCATTAAATGAAAGTTAAAAACGTATGGCGAACCCACGTACTGCATTGAATACAGGGCACGGTCAGTCCAGATTAAATTCTCTTGCCGGGTGCTTAACCCACAAACAATATATGACCCTAGGGAGAGAGACTGTTCACCAGACTGGTTATAGGTTGCAGGTGTCCATTCGTAAGGCAAAGATTGATCTGACCATCGTACAAGCATTGGGCTGAAGCTTTGTGCAAATGTGGCGGGGTTGTAGGGGGTAGACCCTAACGCGATAACAATTTGGTTTGTAGTCGAGACAATAACTGATCCTACTTCAGTCGGAGCTGTCTGCCCTGAATAGCTAAAAGATACTTGCTGCCCTGCGGTAAGAGTAACGGCATTCGTTACGGTTACGTTTACAGACCCAGTATAGTCTGGAGATTTAGACACATAAGTATTCGCAGGTACCCCACTACCCGTGACCAATGCGCCATAATCAATACCCTGAGCATTAGCTACCACAAAAGTAGTACTAGAAGTAACTGCGTTAACAACCGTTTGTGTTGTCTTAATTTTCTTAGACGGGGCAGTTGTGATCGTGGTATTTGTGCTACCCATAGGTAACGCGTCGGGATAAGTTGTATCAAATTCCCAATAATATAACCCGCCATTATTCTGAGCAAAAACTAAGTTATCCCCAAAATTTGCTTGAGACCATAACCGCAAAGGGACGCTTGTAGGCGTAGCTGAACCCCATCCACCAGCACCCCAAGGTGAAGCACCCCATCCACCAGTACTACTACTAACTACTGCGTTACCCGCATTAAGATCATAAGTCGCCGTTACTGAACCACCACCTACCGTAGTAGAAGTCGCATTAGCAGATGCAAGGATTTGATACCCCGCAATAGAAAATTGAATGGTTCCCGCTATAGTCTGTGCCCCAGTCGTTGCATTAGCAAAAGATACAGAGGATGTGGTAGAGGCCGTAACGGTATACGTCCCGTTATACCCCGTTGGAGTAACACCCGAGATCGTTACCTTAGACCCAGCTGGAACTGCGAAAGCTTGTGCTGCAAAAGAAATAGTAGCTGTACCCGCTGCACCGCTTGCAGCTGTTGTAGCTAAAGTAGGCAATGTTGGATAGTTAATAATCTCATAAAGACCATTAATGGTTACGCCACCAACAGTAGTTGACGAGAAATTTACAAATGTGCCTAATGTTATGGATGTACTATCAAGAACTGTTACTACCTTTGACCCAGAAGTCGTTGCAAATGGATTAGTAAGCGTCCCCGTCGTAGTGGGGGTAATATCGTTAAATGTGCCACCAGAACCACCAGCCTCAATGTAGTATTTTTGATTAGTCCCAATAGCAATCAGGCTACAACCTGAACTAGTCTGCCAATACCACATAGTACGGGCTACGCCATTATAGCCTACGTCGAAAGCAGTCCAACCCCCGATCTTCTCAGGGTTGCCAGAACGAAACCGTATGTTATTAGAATCGTAATACCCGCCCGAACCCGCATAGTTCGTGACTTCGCGATTGATTCCCGGTTTAAATTCTATTTTGGTTATAGGCACTTTATTCTCTTACACAATCTGTTTGCCAGAGTTTAAGTCCTCAAGTGTTAGACCGCCTGTATATTGAAAATGGGCCATCTCTTTAAACGTTTTCCATTCACCCGCCCATTCAAGTCCAGCTTCTTTGCCTAACTTTCCTAATGTTGCCCAAACTGCGTGAGTACCGTCCCAATCACACTTACCATTGATGACAGGAACCACGTCAATAGCGCAACGAAAATTATGAAAAGATTGACCGCCTTTAGCGTTGGTGACAATAGCACCCGGAGTAGTACGCCCTTGTGCATATAAAGCATCCTGTGACTGAATGTCGCGATAAGTCGAAGTAATAATAATATCAATATTATTTGCCCGGCAGAGGCCAAGAAATCGGCTTACCTTAGCTTTAACAGGCATGACTAGATCATCAATGTTTCGAGAATTGACCATTTTTACACCGGAGTTGATTGATGAAGCATCGCGTCTTTTCTTTGACTAGATGCACTGGAACCAAAATAAAACGCAATAATCCCCGTCCAAGCTGTACCTAATGAACCGAGCATAATCTCAATCTCAGGCCCAGCAGTCACCTTACCACTCATCAAACTTACAAGAATCCCAAAGAACCCAAAAGTCACGCCGATTGCAAGGGATGCTGGGATAAAAGAATTTGTAGCTGTCTGCATGTCCCTAGCCGACTTACGGTCGTCGTTAGCTAGTTTCTCAAAGTCTAATCCCAGCTCTTGTGCCTGTTTCTGCAACTCAAGTTCAGCCTGTTTAAGCTGAGCAAGTTGGTCTGCGTTCATCTTGCCCGAATCAAGTAACTTCTGGGCATCCGCAGGGGCAATACCAAACGCCTTACCAACAGCTTCAACAGCCATGCCCGCCAGAGGGCCACCCAGAGCAGTAGCGACCGTAGGGGCAAGTTGAGTAAGCCAAGACAGGTTCATTTCTTGTCCCTTTCCCGATTACGTTCTTCAAGCAAAGTAACCCGAACAGCAATTTGGTTAATCTTTTCGTTCAAATCTTCTTTCAATTTAGTTCTTGCTTCAGCAGAAATTGGACTATCCGTAGGAACACCTTGTGGTGTAATTAATGCTGGCATCTTTGAACGAATATCAACCAATTCATTCTGCATGGACGTAACTGACGTGATCATCCACCCCACGGCAGCAACCATCACTGGAAACACCATCGGGACAATTTTGCTTGAGTCAAACATTAGATAGTCTCGGGCTTCTCTTGTGCCGCTTGAACCTGCGGGGCAGCTTGAACCTGCGGGGCAGCTTGGATCTTAATCTCATTAATGACAGGTTCTGCAATTTTGAACGGGGCTTCGCCTAATGCCGCCATAATTACGTTGACCATCTCTAACTTTAGTTTAAGCGTGATTTCCATTACTTACTCCATTATGCAGCCGTAGCCCACGGCAGGGGGGGTGAAACAACTGGAGGGTTCTCAAGCATCGCTATTTGAGCGTCAAGATTTGCTTGAACTTCTGCTACGCCTTCTGGTCCCATAGCTTCTTGAACCCAACCAATAACAATACTGGGGGTTAGCTGAGCGTAAGGAATATACGGCTCTGCCGAATTATAAATAACCGTTTGTACACCATAAATGGTCGCTTGGTTAGGAGGAGTCGCTTCATCCACCGCGTTGCACCGCCAATGTACGTTAAAAACGCAATCAGGTTGCGGGTTAGTTGGATAGCAGTCCATCTGTTCAATAATCCATGTGTATGAATTAGCCATAAAAAACTCCTTACGCAAATCGAGTAGCTGTTGCCGTGATAGTTTGAGATGCACCCGATGATTGGGTAGCTTGTAGGTTTGATCCGCTAATTGCTACCGTCATATTTGTTGCTGTGACAAGGTTTGTCCACTTAGATGTTGTTCCGTTAATAGCCAAAAGACCAATTACGGTATAAAGATTGACGCTGTTCACGGCGCTTAAAGTAGCCTGAATTAAATACACTCCGGCGGCATCTGAAGGTATTGCAAAAATAGTTACCGCCGTACCTGATGCGGTTGATGCTGTTGTAAATGCAGACGATCTAAAACGACCTGCCGCTACTGGGACTTGGTTGGTTGATAAATCAGTTGATAGCGACGTAGAGCCGACAAAAAGGTTTCCACTTGCGTCAAACGTGGCTCGAAGCGTCGTGTTTGTAGCAAACCCAAGCGTATTTGCAGAGGGTAAGTAAATTCCATTAGGAGGAATCGTAGAACTTGCAACACTTAAATAGTTTATTTGTGTTAAACCAGCGCTACTAATAGTAATAGGTGCGGTGCTAGGTTCCGAAGCTCCGCTACCACCAATCAACATATAGCCAGCGGCTGTTATCCAGAACAGTGTGCCAGTACCAGAATTGGTAGCCATCGCAATGTTAGCGTTACCACTTGCTGCTCCATTAAGAAGCAAGTTTTTTGCACCAGCAGCCGAATTATTGATTGTTAATGAAGTGCCGCTAGTGGGAGCATTAATTGACCAGTTGCCCGTGCTATTGACCGTACCCCGTTGGGTGGTATTAGACGAAAACCCAAGTGTGTTGGCTGATGGAAGGTAAATACCGTTAGCAGGGACAATTGACCCTGTGACGTTAATATTTGAGAACCCCGTAAAATAGTTTTGGGCTTGAACTATGTTAGTACCATCACACACGACAGCTATACGTTGTCCTACTGGGATAGCAACGCCCGTACCAGAAGCAGTTTTGACGGTGATCGTGCCACCGCCTGACGTAATGTTGTTGTAGACGTAATACAGCTTAGTATTAGTTGGTACGATCAGGTTGTTGCCGCTAGATGTACCTTGACATTCGATGTATAGATTACGGGCTGAGATAGGGACTGCTGTAGTACCTGCTGTATAAATTGTACCGGGGGTATTGTTACCTCCCGCATCTGAACCGTTGACCAAAGATAACGTGACATCGGCACTAGCAAACTGCTGTGTGCAATAAGACGCAATGGCTTGTTCCATTAACGTGCCGAGGTTTAAATTGGTCGTGCTACCCCATGTACCGGACTGGTCGCCAGTACCCATCAGGTTAGTGCCGAGGTTAGTGCTGTATATACTGGACATTATCTAATCCTTACGCTGCTATTGGCGTCCAATTGGGAGTCTGAGAATCTGGTACCACCGTCCATCCGGGGGTCTGGTTATCATTAATTTGCACCCAACTAGGTGTTTGACTATCACTTATAAGCGTCCATCCGGGCGTCTGAGAGTCAGAAATAGGTGTCCAATTAGGAACCTGACCGTCGTCTATAATACTCCAAATAAGGACGGAAGTAACAGCCCCTATACCATAAATCCCTGTTACAAACACAGTGGCATTTACATTGGCTATAACCGAGTTTACCGCGCCTATACCAGAAACGCTAGATAAAGTAAAGTTAGCATCTCCGACTACGGAAACAGAGGTAACAACACCCGTGCCAAATACCCCCGTAAGCAGAGTATTTCCATCAGCAACGGTAGTAACAGATGTTATAACACCCGTAGCCGTAACCGCAGAAACTATATAAGTTTTATCGACTTGGGGAGTAACTGAGCTAACAGCGCCTGTACTGGATACGTTGGTCAGAATAACGCCCGCATCAAGCGGTACGGTCAAACTTGATAATGGTGCATTAGATAAGGTATCAAAACCTAACATGGTTTAATCCTTAGTAACTCGGATACCACTTAGCTGTAGTCGTATCGTAGGTCATTATCAAAGCTTTACTGACTACGGCAGTTGACGCTAAGGCAATGTTACCCGCTGTTGTTGTCGTAAATGCGCCTGTCGGAATTAATGTAATCTGCCCGCCACCAGCAGAAATCGGGTTAGGGGCTGTGATTGTTGCAATCGCTGTAGTGCCCGAAATAAATACAATTTGAGTAGTTGGAGCAATAGTTGTTGCAGATGCAATCGTAGGAGCCGCTGCCGATGTAGCATGGAGACCAGACTGTACCAAGTTACCGTTAGTTGATGGAACTGTTGTTGTACCAATCAATAAGTTACTGTTAAGGTAATTTGGAGCCGCACCCGCCATATACAGGTTCCAGTTATTTGTGGCTCCTGTTGTGCTTTGGTTGCCATAAAAACCATAGGCGTTAGTTATGGTTTGAGTAGTACCGTGGGCAATGTTTGCCGCATAGAAACCGTTTGCGTTAGTAATTGTAGATGCACTAGTTGCAATAGACGGCGAATCCGCCATAACTGAATAAGTATTTGTAACCGTACCACCAGTAGCAGCAGATGCAAGGTTAATCAATCCTCTAACGCCAACCATTGTTGTCGGCATAACTGCGGTATTTAAATAACAGTTACCACTAATCGCATATATACTTCCAACAACGGCGCTTGTCTGCGGGCCAAAAATAGGTACGACGTTTAATCCGTACATACTTGTTGCAGAAGATGTTCCATTGACGTTAGGGTTTATATACACCCCAACAGGGGCGGCATTAGTCGTTGTATTCGTGCCTTGCATCCAAACTTGGTATTGCAAAGTTGTGGATGGGACTAAATAAATAAAAGCGTTAGTAATAGTGGTTGAACCAATAGACAACTGACCCGCCAAGTAATTGGGGGCGTTACCTGTCATGTACAGGTTCCAGTTATTTGTCGCACCCGATGCAGTAGTCTGCGAACCGTAATACGAATAGGCGTTAGTAATCGTGCCAGAGCCGGGTGCGGCTTCTTGTGCAAAATACTGGTAGAAGTTGGTTATCGCGGCGGCGGCATTGATGGTAGGTGCTTGTGCGCGGTTAGAGTATGCGCTAGTGATTGCACCCGTGCCTGACGTACCAATCGCAATGTTGGTTATCAACGCGCTAAAGTTGGTTATGGAGCCTGAGCTGTTGTACTGAGGGTTTGACTGTACCCCGATAACGCCTGTAACGGTTCCCGTGACGCCTGTAAATTTAGGGTTAGAAATAACCCCGTACAAAGTTGTCGTTGAAGCACCACCCGCAAGAGTTGGGACTAAGTTTAAACCCTGTACAGTAGCGCCGTTAAAGTTGTTTGTTCCCGCGACTGCAAACTGATGCTGAAGTGTTGATTGCGTTGGAGCAATATAAGCATATGCCGTAGTAGTATCAGTAGTGCCGACGCTTAATTGACCGCCTAAGTAGGTATTGCCAGTTACCGCTAATGCACTAGTTCCTATAGTCGCTCCACCAAACGCGCCAGATGAAGCACTCATAGCCCCCGTAAACGCAGGGGAGGTAGCCCACAACGCAGGGGATGTGACGAACACATCTTTGACACCCGCGCTAAATGTAACAAGCGTACCGGCACCGGATGAGCTAGATAGCACGTTGCCAGAAGATCGAGTAATGGTTGTTGCAGACGCAAGTGTGCCTAGACCAACTTCCCACTCAGTGGGGTCGGTGCTACCAGCCTGACCCGCGATACAGTAATAACATGTATTACCGACGCCAATTCCACTGTTAAATGTCTGATAGCCAGTAGCAGCCGTTCCCGATATCGTGAACGTACCCGTACCAGTAGTAGTGGAAGAGTCTTTGACCCGATCTGCAAATATTAGGGCCATAAGTCATACCTACTGAATCTGGATGATTGCTGTACTCGCAGCCGCAGTTGGGAACTGAACCGTAAACGTACCAGCCGTTGAAGAAATAATACCGCCAAACGACAGTACGCATACGCAACGGTTGCCCTGAGTACTATTATAAATCATAGCGCCTGACGACGAGATGGTTGCCGTAGACCACGACGTATTAGAAAAGCTCAACCATGCTGTTGTAGCAGGAGACGCACCCGATGATGGGGCGTTTGAAATGGTAAGCGTATTACCACCAGCAGAGTATCCAGTGCCGGTCGTTTCGTCCGTATTACCGGTCATGTTGGAGTAGTTAGTAGTCGTAGCGTCGTACGTACCGGTCACAGTTCCCTTGAACAAAGCCATCTTAAACGTATCCGCAGCACTAGTACCACGAGTGGGCGCAGTGCCAAAGTTGTGGTAAGCATCCATCAACTCTACTTTAAAGCTTGTCGCCATCGCTTGTGTAATACCAGCCATTATAAACTCCTAACCGTATCTGAGATTTCGCCTAAGCCTTGCAAGTCAAGCTTGGCACAAATTGTGTTCCGTTCTTCTAGTTGCGCTTGGATAAAGGCATTGACCAATACCTGACGCATGTGTTCTTTAAAAGCCTTAGCCTGTTCAATGATTGCAGGGTGACTATTACGCCCCACGTAAATCAATCTATCGACCGTAAGATCAGCCATTTCTTCGGCATTAAGCCCACGATTATTCGTGGCAAAAACCTTTACTTCGCCAACAGCCGAACCGCTAGTAACTATCATATTCATGGGGGATCCACTCTAACTTGACCACTACGATACGCATCACGACGACCCTTGCCTTCAGCCAGACCTTTGAGCAACGCAACACCTTCTTGGTACTTTTCTTCATAATGGCTTACCATGTCCGGCTCACCTTTCATATAAAGATAAGCTTCCCGCAAAGTGCCGTAAAGTAAACAGTTAGAAGCATAACTGCCAAGCCATGAAGACCCTGCTGTCACAATACTAGCTGGGTAATAGTAATAATGGAGTTCAGCGGTGTAACTTTGGTCAGGCGTTGGCCCAAGAATAAAACTAGTCGTATCAAAAATACCATAATGGGTGGGTGGCCCCCAGTAGGTAGACGGACTAGGATACGGGAACGATTGCCGCATAAACTCTACGTCTTTATTTAACAAGTAAGTCTGATAAGTATTACCTGAGCCATCTACTTGGTAGATTGATAGTGCAAATGTTGCGGTCCAGTCAGTAGGCACGGCCAGATAGGGGTTACCCGCAGTCATCGTTCCGGTGACACTTTTACGTAGCGAGGGGATTTGAACAGTATTGTAGATACGTTCTTCCGCGACTTGCACGAACGTAGGAATATACGTTACGAAGGTAGTCTCCGTATTCTCAGTATAGTCCTGCACCATCTGCCAAAGGTTAGATGGTGAGTTGGTTCCTGCTGCGTAAGTAATCGCCATAATTAATACTTGTTATCAGTCTTGATTGGACTACGGATATCGTCGTCAATAAAGAACTTCTTACCGCGTTGAGTATTACGGCAACCACGAATTTCTTCCCGGTTCTTCTTACGACCATAACCCTGTACATACCGACCATAAGTCTTAGTACCCGTACGATCGATTTCGCCAGCATCTGAGTCAGACTCATAGCCAGAGCTTTTGTCATAACGAAGATTCTTTTTGGGCTGAGTATATTTACCAATAGGATCTTTTTCATCCCACCCGTAATATTCAAAATCCCGCCATTTGTTAGTCATTACCGACCCCTTCCACTAGTCTTATGGAGACCTTTAGGAGTCCCCTTTGCCTGATACATGGCACGAGCAAGATTACGCCCATGCTTCTTCATTGCTTCACCGGTCACACCTTCAATCTTGTGCGGCCCTTTTTGTTCGTGCTTCTTCATCTAAATCTCCTAAGATACCAATACCGTAACTGTGCCTACAACGCCTTGTGCAATTAAATCGTTCTGCATTTCCAGATCAAACGGGTTATTTAACCCAACTGGATTCCATCCCCACTGCGTAACCCGACTACCACCATCGCCACCTACTGCACCCGTAGGTGTGTAGTAACTAACGTCAGGACGAGGATTCCGCAACGCTTGTGGATCATTAACTGGGTATAGACCTAACTGCAATTGCGGCTGATCCGGTTCCCAACACTCAGAACAAACAAGGATATTGACGTTCTTAGTCTTAATGACTAATTGTTTCAACTCCTTCAGCTTATACCTAAATCCACAACGATCACATTCCGCAATCGCAAATTTACCAGATGCAAACTTACTCGGCATGGGGTCACCTCAAGAATGTTTCTCGGGGTACAAACCTCACTGCTGCCTTCTCTCGGTCTTCATCTGACGCATTTAGCCAATCCTCATCATACATTGCCTTCAACATTTGAGTGCGTTCAGCAGCATGAGGGATCTTCAAGGATAAGTAATAGGACAGCCCAGATATTAAAGCTGGCCACATACGAAATGGGACATCTTGCGAATTGATGCCAGTGCCAGCATCTTGCATACGACGTAGACGGTTATATACAAAAGTATATGTAGTTCCTGAATCTGGCGTAGGCCATACAGTAATTGTAGGAGCATAAGTAGTTGCACTACCACTCGAATCTACCTGACCACTTAACCGGTTAATCCAGACTTGGATAGGGCGACCCGTAGCGTTCTTATTGGGTATGGAAAGATAAGTCGAGCTAGAAATTCGAGTAATGTTGATATCTTGCTGAGTAGTACCCGACCCTGTGCGGATTACATGATCTAAAAGATCGACCGTATCCACAGGCAAAATATACGTTGCCGTATTAGGGGTCAAAGTAATCGTCAACTGCTGATCAACCGTCCAGAGGTTAATACCTCGGTTAGCCCATTCCATCATCAATAGGTTAAGACTACGAGTTGCTGTACGCATATCGTAGCCAGAGCGAAGTTCCGCTCCACACCTTTCAAACGCTTCTTCTACGACTTCGTTAAGATCCGGAAGAAACGATGTAGTGCCGGATAATTGACCTAATGCCATTTAGCAATTCCAAGCCCTGAGACTTTTGTTAATTCGACTGTTCGGGTCATTTGCGGTCTTCTTACTAGTCAACTTACGTTTCATACCTTTCATACGGGCACAGAACGAATCCCTACGCGATCCACCTTGCGGTTGTGGAGCCTTTAGATGCGCCCCATGTGCACGGTTATATGAAGCCCTGCCTTTAGCATTTAGACCGCCTTTTGGGTTCTTACCCTCTTTACGAGTCCAAGCTTCAGTACTACCGCCTTCAGCCATTTTTGCTACAGCAGCATTATCAACAAGATTCGGATAAGGTCTACCAGCGGCCTTAGCACGAGCTTTAGCTGCTGACTTTTTATCCGGGCTAAGATGTTTAGTCTTGTGACCTTTAGGAGCATCTTTCTCCCAAAATGGTTTGTCAACTTTGCCACCTTTAGCCATGCCACCAGCACAATAAAGTTTCACGGGGACGTTAGCATCTTTCCGCTGTATCTTACGCGGAATTTTGTTTGGACTAACTGCTCCCATACCCCGTGAAGGCATCATGACTTATTTGCCGTGGTAATAGTGCCGAATATGCTCGTGATGGGGCTTATGGCTGTCCACATGCCCACCATGCTTGTGATGATGAACGTGGGGAGTCATATGCTCCGGATGGTGCTTAGGCTCGTGATGCTGCGGATGCTTGACGTGACCGCCGTGAGCATGATGTTTAGCGTGATGCATTTTAGTCTCCTTCAAAAATTAATTAACGAATCTTACACTTAGTATGGCCCTTACTAGCAGCGCCATCGCCGCGACGTGAGGGATGAGATCCAACGTGACCGCCGGAAGCCATTTTAACCTGTTTACCCTTGGTATGACCACGTAAAGCACGTTCATCAATACCTTTACGAACGTCGCCGCCCGAAGCCATATGGCCCTTATGATGCTGCTTGATATGGCCGCCCTTAGCATAATGGTGGTGGTGATGGATCTGATGAGCATGGTGCGCGTGATGCGTAACATGGCCACCTTTCTTCATACCCGGCATACCGCTTGGTGGTGCGCTTGGTGGTGCGCCCGGAGGGCCAGCCATACCCGGAACTGGAGGAGCTGAAGGAGGCATACCACCTAACATCTGTGCTGCGGCCAATGCCTTACCGATACCGGGCTTCCTGATACCGCCACCACGACGCATGGCAAAACCCTTCGTATGCGTCTCATCTTTACCAGCATGAGCCTTGCTCACATGGCGACCGGGCTTGCTCTTGCCACCCATACCAAACCCTTTAAGCTTCGTATCGCCCTCAGAACTATGCTTGCCATGTGGTGCTTTGCGACCACTAGCAGACTCTTTCATCTTATAGCCTACAGGCTTAGTTTCGTCTTTAGGCACTTTAACTGACTTCATTTTTGGCTGGATCTTTCCGCCACGCTTGTAGCCCATTTCCTCATGTTCTGCTTTCTCATGTTCCAGAATCTTCTTAGGCGCATGACCGCGCTTCAGGGCTTTCATCTCTTCTCTAGCAATGGCTTTCGTTTCCTTAGCCTTACCATGTAGTTCATTTGCGTGTTTCACATTACCACCTTTCGCATATCTAGAAATTTTACCACCGTGCTTATGGCCAAAATTAGTTGGCGCAGCAGACATACCAGCACTAGGCATGCCCATACCTAGACTACCGCCATAACCAGCGCCCATACCGAAATTAGACATACCAGCACTAGATGGCGCACCAAGATAATTGCCACCTAATGCCTGTTGTGGTTGACCATGTAGAATATTAGATGTCATACCGCCCATACCATAATCAGGCATACCTATTTGTGGTATCGTTGATAAATCCCTTGATGCACCGGAATACGCTCGAGGAGGAACCATTCCTTGGCCTTGGCCATACTGTAGTTGACCCGAGAAAGCGGGTGGGCGGCGCTGTGGGGGTGACAATGGGCTAATGCCTCCAAAATAATCCCCCCTAGGCATGTTAGGCACGTTTGGAATTGGCGAATAGTTAACCGGTGACTGTCCAACAGGAGTCATCGCACCCATAGGTTGATATGGTGATTGATTCATCATTGCTGGTGGCGGTTGAAACTTAGCTGGCATTTGTGTCGGTTGTACGGCTGTCGGTTGTACGGCCATCCCGGGAGCTGAACCTAACATACCACCATCGGCATACTTCATCTTGCGTTTCACGTGACCACCTTGCTTAAATTTTGGTTTTGGATGTGCGACATCTGCCCAATAGCCTTCAGACTGTGCTTCTCTCTCGCTATCAGTCATACCCTTGGGGGATTTAGGTTGGACTTTAGGCGTTTTAGGAGGCGTATATTTGTCGTCCGGCACTAAAGAACCATCGGTGCCGTCATAATGTTTACGTTTCATGTGACCACCTTCTCTAAATTTTTTGCCTTTATCGGCATCATGAAAATGTTTTCCAACAGATATAGGGACTCCAGCCTTTTTCGCGAAGGATGGATTGTGAGCAACTGCTTCCATGAAACGATGTTGCTTTGAAGATTTACTGGGCATTTTTGCGTCTCAACCATTCCTTTCGCCAATTACAATTTTTACAGAGAAGTTGAAATTTAGTTTTGTCTAGACCATGTTTTGCAAAGTATCCAATAATGTTTCTTATTTTGAATTTACGTCGATGTTCTGCACCATCGTCAGCAATATGATCAAAATCTAAAACTACCGAATCCAATTCACCACAAGAAAAACATTTACCGCCCAACTCTTCTATAAACTTTCTCCTATTTGCAAATCTTAAATTACTTGAATATTTACGTTCTTTATCTTTGTTTTGTTTGTAATGCTGTCTTCTCCATAAGCGCCGTGCTTCTGGATCTTTATACGGCATTACTCGTTTTCCGCTTAACTATAAAATTCTGTACCGTGTTGGACTCCCATATACGGATTATATACCAAAGTATAGTAAATACGCTTGCCGCCGCAGGTAGCCACTTCATTAGAGATCCAAAAGCAAATATTGCAGAGATAACATCTATTACGTGTTTGAAGATGTCATGGTTGTCTTTCATGGCAACGGCTACCTATTATTTGGAAGTAGAGGGTGGAGTGATGAACTTGCCGTTCTGATATAGCAGACCATAGTTTGCAGTCGGTGGGTTAGTATCTAAAACTGCCGTTAAAGGGTTGCCATCAGCATCATTACCCGGAGTCCATTCGGTTACTCCGTCCCATAAACACATATTGACGACGATATTAAGGTTGTTAATAACAACATACCTATTCATCAGAAATACTCCACAACGTAAATAAAGCCGTTGCCGCCAGCGCCACCATTGCCACCGCTAACCGTGTTTGAAGCACCACCACCGCCACCGCCGCCTTGAATTCCCGCACCACCCGCTTTAGTGCTTGAGCCGCCAGTACCGCCACCTGCACCGCCACCACCGGGCGAATAAGTTGTGACCGCAGTACCCGGATTACCTGCGCCTCTGTTTACACCAGTTGCATAAGTATTAGTTACGGCTAAAAAACCACCGCCAGCGCCACTACTGTTTCCGCTACTTGAGTTTCCTGCGCCGCCTCCTGTTGGAGCAAAAGCGTATTGATAGCCAACACCAGCTCCACCAGCACCATAAATACCCGGTGAGCCGGGGGTTCCACAAAACCCGATTGTGTTGGCGGTTCCATTAATGCCTGCGCTTCCGGTACTCACACCGTTTACACTGGTTATGCCATACGCAGTTGTATATGTTCCGGCGGTTCCACCAACTGCTCCGGCAGGAGTAGAGTTGCTTGGAATTCCACCTGCACCGCTTCCAGAATTGGTTGCGGCAGTTACTTGACCGCCGCCCCCGTTACCACCGCCAGTGGCATAAATAAATGTTCCAAAGTTCGAGTTACCGCCGGATGTTCCGTCGCCACCAGCAGTGTTAGATGAAGTAGCGCCAGTTCCACCTGTGCCGCCAACGCCAACCGTGCAAGTGACAGAAGAACCTAAAGCAGAAACGGGGAACCATTCCTCAATGTATGCACCGCCACCACCGCCAGCGCCTCCAGAAGCGGCGGTAACATAATATGCACCGCCTCCACCGCCGCCACCGCCACTACATACAACCACTTTGACAAAAATAGCGCCCGCTGACGGGGTGTATGTTCCGCTTGAAGTGAACAGTATTTTGTTGGTCGGGGCCGTTGAACTACCGCCACTACCACCTATAAAACGAATAGCCATGTTATGGCCCCTCACCCGGTGTCATATAAAGTGTGTTACCACTTGTACCGATTGCAGCAATGTAGGTTGTACCATAAGGCACAGTGAATACTTCAATGCTATTCCCCGCTAAAGGAACGCTAGTAGAAGTTGTTGCTGCTACCGCACTGCTCGTACCAAACTCAACAAAAGTGGTGTTAGTCCCACTATTGAAGAACCTGACTTGCATGTTAGGTACGGTTGTAAGCGGTGCAGAGAACACCGCTACGTTTGCCGATGACGCCGTGACCGCAATGTTGACTGTTACGCCAGCACTGCGGGGTTGGAACGCTGCTGTTATAGCCATTTAGCTACTCCCGATTAATAAGTAGCTGGGATTGGAGCAGTAAACGGATTAGGCGGCGTCTGTGGATACCATGAACCGTCTGGGTTACGTAAAACGTAGTTGAACGCAAACGAACACGCACCCGCCGTAATTAATGGAGTAGTACCTGCCCCAGTTACCAGAATTTGGAATATTGCATCCGTTGGGCCGGTGTTTTGGAGCATAGCTAATGGAGTAGCAGAGCCGCTTGTATATACGATTGGCGCATACTGGCTAGCTGTCGACCCTGAGTTACCCGTCGCATAAACACCAATCGGTGGCAATGAAGCGCCAGTCAAAGTGACTGAAGCAATCGTTTGTGCCGATGCGTAGGTTGAACCGGGGGCACCGATAAGCTGAAGCGCTAAAGTAATAACTGGAGATGTGCCGGTTAAAGTAAACGCTGTATTAACAATAAAATCAATGTTGTCAATGTATGAACCGGCTGGGAATACCAGCGGGTAGTTTGTGGTTCCGCTACCGTTCGTAACTGTATACGTCGGAATAACCGTAGCACCAGAACCTGTTAACGTACCAGTAGCAATGCTAGTAAAAGAAGTTTGTGGAACTGAAACGAACTGGAAGCAGTCGCCAGCACCCGTGTTACGGTAGCTATTACCCGTACCGTATGGACTTAAATAAGTTGCACTGGGCGTATTAGAAGTAACAAATGCTGTGTTGTTATTCTTTTGCGTACCAGCAAGAACCGGGCCGAGAAAGGTTTGAATACCCATGATAAATCTCCTTAAGCACAAGTCGCCATGTCATCTGTGCTACGTCCCTCTAGGAAGGGCTGACATGACTAAAATAATCCTAGCCTTAATACACTATATACGCATTAATTAAAATGCTGTCAACAAGAAAAAGGGGGCCGAAGCCCCCTTTCCCAGATCAACTTAGGCGCAACCAAATACGCCGAGTGGATCCGACCAGCCGAAGCTATAACGCTCGCGGCTCTTGTAACGCACGTTACCCGTATCGAAATCACCGTCCATGCTGTTCTGCAAGGGGGTGCGCTCGAACATCTTCAAGCCATTCGGCACGTCTGTCAGGATATACCAACCGTGGGTATCCGTTAAGAAGTGGTTGACTTTGAAGCCTTCGCCAATGGTTCCCATCGACTTCAAGGCATTGATGTCGTTATCCGAAGTACCAACGCGAAGCTCAGTGTCAAGCAAGCGCTTGGCAACGAACATGTTGTTTGGTGGGATAACCAATTTACGGGGCTTAGCAGCGATCAACAGGCCACGCTCGTCAGTCCAAGCAGCGATCTGAATCGTAGCGGCTTCCAATGAAGTCTCGTTAAGATCAGGGCTGGTTGAGAACGTGTTGCTGTTCGTGCCGCCGCTAACCAGCGGGTGGGCAGTGCTAAACAGGGATACGCCGTCACCACCAACATACGAGGCATTGAACCCGTTGTTAATGATAGCAGCCGCCTTGACTTGCTTCGTGTACGCCATCGCACGAGCCAACGCCTTTGTATAGCGCTTGCTGAGTGAGTCGTACAAGTTATCTTCAATCGCTTCCTCAGTGATCGAAAACCCGAGAGCAATCGTCTCGTGGTTATAACGAGCAGTCCACGCTTCTTGCGCGTTGTCATACGCAATAGCCTGACCTTCGTTCTTCACTGGGGCGGCGCTGAAGCCCGAAAGCTTCGTCTCTTCTTCAAAAGAACGCTCAGAGGTCTCGACCTCAAATAGTTCCTTATGTTCCTCACCATAAGAAGCATATTCCATGCCGAACAGTGCGTTCAGACCCGGGAGTAGTTCCTTAAGGAGTTGTGCTCTTGAAATTGCCATTTTTAATTACTCCTAGTATTAAGCGCCGTTGGCGACGTTATAAGCATGCATACCCGCGCCCCAACCAACGATAACTTCTGGATAACCAACGAACGTCAAAGTTGCCGCCGAGGTCAAAGTTACCGAAGCCGAGACAGTCATAGCCGTACCGTTAACGTTAGTCACGGTCAGGTAGTTGCCCGGAGCGCAGCCAGATACATAAGTACCGTTCGCGTTCGTAGCAATTAACTGCATACCCGGCTTGATGTTCGAGTCTGACGCTGAAAGCGTGACCGACGTGCTTGACGAAGCCGAACCCGTAGATGACGTTTGGTAAGTATACGCCGTGTCTGGAACAACCTGAATGACGCGGAACGGGGTAGCCGTACTGGTCAGAGGAGCGCCAGCGCCCGAAGTACCACTTGATACAACCGCACCAGAAACACCCATCAACGAATCACCCGTAGCCGTAGACTGGCCCGTAGCGCCCGAGACGAGATACACGTTGCTGCCCACATAAGATGGGTTCAAATAGCCAACGGTGGTAGCCGAGTTTGATAACGTAGTACCCTGTGCAATAACCGCTGTGCGGAAATATGCAAGAGGATCATCAACCACGTAACCAACGATGTCGTTTGACGCGATGCTGCCAGCATAGTACTGATAGCGATTCTTACCATAGATTGGGCCACCGGTCGTGCTGTACTCAGCACCCACGAAAATACCGATACCCTTACCGGCACCGGCTGACGGAGCACCGACCGTATAACCAGTAGCAGCAAGAACGCCTACAGCGTTACCTACAACGTCGCCGTTGTAAAGTGCCGTAGAAAAGTTGTTAGAAATCGGGAACATACGGGTCGAACCAGCGTAAACTCGCCCACCCTGTAGGTTCACCGGCTTAAGCCCGTATGGGCTTGAAATAGTCGGATAAGCCATTTTAGTCTCCTAAATTAAGATTTATTACCACGACCAAAAGAGATGGTTGATTTCTTGTCCGAGAACAAAGCCATATTCGCCCGATCATCTTTTTGTCGCATAAAGTTATTTTCTACACCGTCCATCTGAGCCTTGTTCATATCAGCAAAATGTTGACTACGCTGTTGAACCATCTCTTCAGGTGCTTTACAAAGCAACAAACCACCAATTTCGATATTGTCTTTGAAACGACTACCGGTATTCTGGTCTGCAAGATGCATGATTTCCGGATGATCAACAGCCCTTACAGGCTCCCAACCTTCACGGAACTTTGCGGATGTGTTCGTTGGATCAGCTTGACCCATCGTGGCAATCCGAATGTACTTGAACTTCCAACCCGGAATGGGATTCGGTTCAGGTAGTAATTGTGGCGGTGTCCACGCGGCTTTACGCTTGGTGGCATCCCGATTCTCTAATTCACGGTTTGTGCGAATTTCAGCCATTAGATGTTCTCCAGTTTGATTTTTTCACGGGCATACGCTTCAGGCGATAATCCCAATCGTTTTGCGATTGCTGCTTCAGAAGCAGATATTTGGATTCGCTTAGAACCAGTAGACCGCGTTGCCGGAGCAACAACAGTGCTATTTTTGCGGGGTGCCGGTCTTTCTTCCGGTTCCTCGGTAGGTTGTGCGTCCTCGAAGTAGTCCGAGAAACGTTTTTTCATTGTCGAATCGACTTTCTGGTAGTACTCGTCACTACGTGGATCGACGCCCGACTTAATTAACTTTTCATGCAGTCCCAAAGCAAGGGCAGTCATTTCCTCGTCTACCCCAAACCACGTATTATTCTGTCTCCATCTTTCTGCTTTAGGGTCAGGTAATGGAGCAGGACGTGGCTGTGCTTGAGCCTGTTGTTGTATTTGTACACTCGAATCAGCATCTTGTAAAGACGGTTTAAAGCTAGAAACCTCTTTCAGCCTAATCTGGGCTTCGTTTAGATTTTGAGTCGCCTCAACAATCTTATCCGCATCACCAGACTCGTAGGCTCTCCTAAGAGCATCTTTAGTCGCAGCTAAGGTATTAGTGGCAACCTTATTTGCCTCACTAATATATACCTTCTCATTAGCTCCAAGTCTTTGTTTTAGCTGTCTATTTTCCTCAAACGTTTGTTGCGCAAAACGCAATGCTTCCTCACGTTCACGAGCAGCCGACTCTTTAGCCCGACGTTCGTCATGCCATACTTTTTTCATCTGGCCTAAACGTTGTTTGACCTTAGCCGAATACTCTTCAAGATCATCGTTCTCTAACTCCTGAACAATCTTTTCAGGGAGTGGGGCGCGGTTACGATCCTCTACAGGGGTATCATCTACCACATCAACCTTTACTTCTTCATCAGACATAAATTGCTCCTTATGCACGGCCTACGCCGCGTGGGTCTTCAACAACACCTTCAACAGTGTCATCATTAATGATTCGCCATTCAGTGCCATGAATCTTTAGCCGGGTTCCGGAGTACGCCCGAACTAAAACAAAGTCACCGACCTTGCACCAAGGCCCACTAGCAAACCGTTTCTTATCTTTGTAAGCATCTGGCCCTATCTTTGCTACAAACAACACGACCGTCGTTTGCTCTTCAACTCGTATGGATTCAGATGACTTAACAATCATACTGTCGCCGTACGTGTCTTCAATCTTAGGTACCATACACAACAACCGAAACCCGCTTGGTTCTGGAAGTTGTTTAGCTTTTCTATCTACTTCACTTAATGTTTCATCGACGTTGATATCACTCATTATCGTCCTCTAGGTTTTTTGCAAGGTCTTCTATTAATTGCTTTGCGGCGTCGAGTCCTTGAATAACGCCGGTCAGTCTTCGATACTCATCGAAAGTAGTTACATGCCCACGAGTAATAGCCCTCGTAGTTGAATCAATCGCTTCGTCAATTTTGCGAGTTAAATACTCGGCGGCAGTATCTGTCTTCATTCAATACTTCCCTCATCTGCTACATCAGGTTGCTGGGCTTGTTCAGCCTGTTGCGCCATCTGGTCTTTATCCAGTTGGTGTTGTGCACGTTTGTGGGCTACATCTACTCCCACGTTTACCGCGTCAAGGTGGTGTTTAGATACATCAAGCTGATGTTGTTTATGCTTAAGTGCATCTTGAACCCCTGCCTGTGTTGAATCAGCCATTTGCTGGTTGTGTTCACTATCTTGTTGGTCAACAGATTTAGCCATATCCGTAACGTGCTTAACCTTATCCATTAAATGCTTATGCTGTTGTGCATTGTGATCATGGTCTTGCTTATCAGACTTAGTGGCCATATCAACCAACTGAGCAGCACGTTTGTGTTGGATGTCCGCGCCTAACTTAGCTCCTTCAAGCTGAGTCATAGCCGCAAGTTCCTGCTGTTTGAACTTAAGTTCTTCAGCCTTAGCCGCTGCGTCCATAAGGTCTTTCTTAGCCTTACGTGCTTGTTCAGCCTGTGCAATCTGACTCTCAACCTGTGCTTGTTGCGCTTGGACTTGGGCTTGCTGTTGAGCAAGTTGAAGCTGCTGCTGTTTAATCTGCAACTCTTGCTGCTGCATCTGAATAAGCGGATCTTGTGCTTGTTGTTGGGCCTGTTGTTGCTGATGTGCTTGTTGATTCTGCTGAAGTACCCGTTGCCCTGCTTGAGCAAGTAACGGAGACAACTGTGCCTCAATGGGCGGCGGTAAATACCCAGTCGTATCGTCATCATCATTATTCCCAGCCAGTACCGATGCGGGAGGTGGTGGTAATGTAACTCCAAGACTCTGTTCAATCTGTGTACGGTATTCCATCGCAGCATGTTCCATTAAGTGCGCATTGAGCGCCGCTGTAATAGCCTGTGCTTGTGGATTCTGACCTAATGTCTGTGCGAGTTTAGGATCTTGTAATAGTGCAGAGTGAACCGCGATATGTGACGCATGATCTTGATACAAGAACGCTCTAACAGGTTTACCCACCATGAGCGCCATGTTTTCAGACACAGGATCAACCGGTTGAAGGTCATCATTCATTGGGATAAGTTTCTGAGCATTCTTAATCCCAATCGTCTCAATCATTTGCCTATGGAGATAAGGGAGGTTATAGATTTGAGGCGCTGTCTGAGCAAGTTGTAGAACCGCCTGATACTGAACAACCCTTTGGGCCATTGTGCTGGCGTTAGGATCAGACACAGGTAGAACGTCAACGTTATCGTAATCAGCGCGCTTAGCAGAAGGATTTCCAGTCTCTGGCTCATAGTCATAACTCTCCGGAGTATTGTCCCTAATAATCGCAGCAAGAAGTTTAAACTCTTGCTTCATTGTGTAATGGATACGCGCTTGAATAGCGCCCATAACCTTCAATGCCCGTTCAAGAACGGCTAACGTAGTTCCTACTGGAGCATTAGAAGACATATCTGAAACGCTAAGATCACCAGATCCAGCGAAACGACGGCCATCTTCGATGACTTGGTTCATCAAAGCCATTAGAACCTGACTTGGCTCCTTGTACGGGAGTGGCAGGATGTTGTCCCTAATGGCTCCGCTACCAACGTCTACATCTCTAAATTCACCCGGCGCGATAGGCGTATCATCTCCCTTAATCCGTAGTCCTTTAGACTTAAGCCCACCCGGTAAATTACTGAGTGTACCCGCATCGATAAGTTGTCTAAGAATCGAGGTTGCGGCTTTGGTGTGTCCACCAATAAGATGGATAAGTCCAAAGTAGTAGAAGCCAAATCCGGGGATGTATCCGTAGTGGACAAAGTGTTGTCTACGGATTTTGAGCGGGTCTTCTTCGAGCCAGTTGCGGCGGATCGCGAGGATCGTACTGGTACCTTTTTCGATGGTAACGACGTACGGGAGTTCAATGCCGGTTTCTTCGCCATGTTTGTTTGTGTCCTCATATCCGGGTAAATTTAAATTGACATGCATCTCAAGAATCTGGAAGCGATCATCCATCGACGCTGAGAAGCCCTGTTGCTCAGCCTTTCGTTTCTCAACCTCATCCATAACGCGAACTGGGTCGCCAAGATCAACATCACGGTAGAACCCCGCAACCTGAAGTTTACGTAACTCATTTTTAGTTTTCCGCATACGATGGGTAATACGTTCAGCGGTTTCAATATTTGCTGCACCATAGGGAACAATTACATCTTCTGCGGAAATGAATGGAGCTACTTGACGGTTATAAGATGGGTCAAAGTAAATCTTCTTAAATGCGTTACCTGATAAAGCTACGGAAAGCAGTAAGCGTTCATGTTCTGGACGATACTCCAACATGATGTTGGTAAGCTCATTATTCATGTCGGCTTCGACACGTGCTGCGGCTTGAATCTTTTCTGGGGTCTCTTTACCAATGATTTCAGTACGGACTGGGCCAGCCGAAGGGAACGTCTCCATAATAGTTTCAGATTGAAACTTAACTGCTGACTCCATCAACAATGGGTGATACACACCACAAGCACCGGGCCAAGGCTCTGAGCGATCCTCGTACTTAAGTCCTAAGAGTTGTAAGCCTTTAACATAAGTATCTAACCAATCTTTGCGTGAAGCGATATCTTCTTCAAGGTCACCTAATAACTCATAGGCTAAAGAGAGCAGCTGGTTCTCAGGCATATCGTCAGCAAGGTTCGCATCAAAGTCAGGCTCCACATGCTCCATGTGCATCTCAAAACCCGGGCCAGAGATATGAAGTTCTTCTGGGTCTACAATCTCAACTTGAAGCGCTGGTTCACTACCGTCGTCAAGAGAACCTAACCCCTGTGGGGCTTCATACAATGATTTATCTACACTCATAAAATTTTCCTGTCGCGAGTCGTGCGCTCAATAAGGCCACCTGCTTTAAAAAAAGGATTGTTCATCCTAGTAGCAGGATCAGGCATAGCCATCGGTGAGGGTG